CCAAATGCTTTACACTCACCATTATATGAATTAAAACCTATTTCACCAGCAACTGTTCCATGCATATTTGTATCTGATTTAACATAACCATCATTTACTGCTGCAATACCACTACTGTTAAAATAGCTTGAACTACCACCACCAGCAACCATTCTCATCTCCCAATACCATTTACCACTCGTAAAAAGTTCAGTGCATAATTGACCAGCATTATTTGCATTTGTATAACTAAATTCTAAATTACCATTTGCTAATGTACCATATGCTGCTACTGTTGTAGCTGTACCTCTATATAAAGGATTAACAACACAAAAATTATTTGTAGGTGAGTCACTAACTTGGTCATGTGCTGCAAGTCCTGTAGATGTGTAATCATTACCTTGCCCTGATTCATCATCTCCAAGGTCTGCACTATCTCTACCATCAATATGAAAACCATTAGTACCAAATGTCAGACCACTTACATCTTTAGGAACCCATATTCCATTTTCATTATATTCAGCAAAGCTAGAAGGGTCTGCTGCAGTACCATCCAGATATACCATGTCTGCTAAATAAGCATCTGCATAACCCCAACCAACTGTTCTTGATTGATAACCTATAGTATGTTGTTGTGATGCTTGTCCTATACCAGACTGTGCATCTTTAGCTGGATGATTAAATGTAGAAAATTCTGTTTCTCTAACACCATTTATAAATATTTTTATTCTTTCAGTATCAGCTACTTGACCTGTGTCCCATACATAAACTATATGATACCAAGCTGCAGGGTCTCTTAGTTTTCTTGTTGTTATTCTCCAGTTTGTACTATAACCTTGTGCATATATCATACCTTGATAATAAGATACACCAGACCAAGTAGTGTCACTAGTACCAGTTCCTCCATTGAACAAAGGAAAACCACTACCAGTATCAGTAGTTGCTACTTTAAGCCAACAACTATATGTAAATTTTACTCTTGAACCAGCACCAGAATATGTTTTATTTAAAGCTGGTGAATCATCATCATTAAAACGAATCGATTGGTCTATTGTGTGTACTGTACCACCACTAGATTGTGCACCTGCTCCTGCTAATAAGTTATTTTGAAATACTGCCATTAAGCCGTCCTTGTTTTTGTTTTCTTTTTTTGTTGTTCAATAAATCTTCTATAAACTAATGCTGCTTTATTTTTACCTGCAACTTTTGCTCTTTGTTCCATTGCAATTGCTGCTTGTGTTTTATGATTATGTTTACGTCTTGAGTTTTTTATTTTTCTCACTGACCTTTGAGCATCTTCTACTGTTGCAAACTTTAAACCATGTATTGTACCTTTTGGGTCTTCATCAGTATATAAATCTGAATGTTTTTTACTCTTAGCAGGTTGACCTTTTTTTCTAGGTATTCTTGCTACCATTAAGCTGTACTCACATTCAATGTGGCTACTGCATGTACGTTTGTTGACGTAAACGTAATGTAGTCAATTCTGTCACATGCACTTGCACCTGTTGATAATGTTGGAGCAGTCCCTCCAGGAAATTTATAATTAGTTCCAAATGATAAAGTTCTACTACCAGTTCCATCTTGTATTACAAATATACTTCCTGTTTGTCCAGGAACACAATTTGTAGGATTATCTATTGTTCTATTACCTGCTAATTGTACTGCAAAGTTTTGACCTGCATTAAAGTCAACTGATATATTTGCACCATCAGTTAAACTTACAATGTCAGCTACTGCAGCTTTTGCAATTCTTACATCTTTACCTAATAAGGCATCTACATCTACACCTACTCCACTACATATAACATCAGTTGCTGAAAGTATTCCAGTTAATGCACCACCTGCTAATGGTAATCTTGTTCCAATACTTGTTGCTAATGCTGCTGAAGTTGCAACTATTCTTGCAAGATTTACTGAAGTTAAAACTGAAACTGCACCTATTACTGTATTTACTGAAGTAATGGCATCTAAATTTGTTTTTGTAAGTACAGAAACTGCACCTATTACTGTATTTACTGAAGTAATAGCTGCTGCATTAACTGAAGTTAAAACTGAAACTGCAGCTATATTTGTATTACTATTTCCTATACTTGTAGCTAATGCTGCAGATACTGTAGCAAGTTCAGCACTTGTGGCATAATTACCACCATCACCTATAATACCATTTATAGATGTTATAGCTGCTTTATTTACAGATGTTAATGCAGATACTGCAGCTATAACTGTATTTGCTGAAGTTATTGCTGCTACATTTGTAGCTATATCAGCTTTATTAACAGAAGTTAATGCTGATACTGCAGCCACATTAGCTGCTGTTGGAACTGCTACACCACCTACATAAACATTTGTTCCTGCAAAAACATTAGCTGCAGATACGTCACCTGTAAAAACTGCTGATGCTCCACTAATAGGAACTGAAAAAGTTGCTGCTCCTTGTGGAACAACTAAACCTGTTGAAACTGAAACTGTACCAAATGATTGATTAGGATTAACATTTATAGTACCACTTGTATTTACAGTTGTTGATGTTACACCATTAACAGTTGCATTAAGACCTGTTCCTGCAACTACTGCATTTACTGTACCACCTTCAGCAGAAGGAACATTTGTTAAACCTGAACCATCACCTACAAAAAATCCTGCTGATACTGTACTTACAATTGTTGCATTATTACCTTTTAATAAAGTAGCACTTACAGTAGCTGCATTAAAATCAGTAACACTCATTGAGGAAACTGTCATAGTTCCTGTAACATTTAATGTATTAGCTGAAACTGCTGAAGCACCAAAACTTTGAATATTACTTATTGTGCTTGTTAAGGCAATACCTGTATTACTTGCAACTCCATTTGGATTTGTAATAGTAATACCATTACCCTCAGAAAAAGTTCTTTTATAAACATTCGTCCCATCTATAACTATATAACCTTGACCACCTGATATATCTGCAGTTGCATTTAAAGATGAAACAGTTGCAGTTAGATTTACACCACCTATTGCAAAAGTACCATTAACATTTAATGTAGAGTTGTTGAGTTGTAAAGGTGAGTCTGAATTGTCACCTGACTGAATAGTCCTTAGAGTTGAAGTAATTCCTTCATTAGCTGAAGTCTTTACCTGTAATAGTCGTTTATACGAATTTGATATTTCTTGTCCAGTTAAATCAGGCATCTAAATTACTCACTATATTCCAATTTTGGGTAGTTACTTCCCAGTTAGTATTTTGATTTTCCCAAGTTGTAAAAGCTTCGCTTCGTGTAGGTCTTGGGTTTCTAATCGTCTCATCATCTTTTACATCTGGTGCTCTATTTTGTGGATGATTCTTTTCATCATAAGCACCATCAAAATCAGTAGGGCAAACTAATAAGCCATAAGAGTTTAACTTCATAACATTATGAGGATAAACAAATCCACATATGTCACATACTGCTTTGGCTCTTTTTCCTACTGCCATTATATTACACCCATTCTAGGTGTAATGTAAAGTGAAGCACGTTCTTTATCTTCAGTCATTGCAAAACTAAGTCTTTCTTCGTACTCAGCTTTTAAAAACTTTGCTCTTGCTTCAGATATACCTGGTCTTTTTAATGACATATAATATGCTAAACCAGTTGTTAATGCAGGTAAAAATCTTCTAGGCATATCTGCATTTTGTATTGCAGATTTATTTACATCCTGCATATAATCAATCTTTTCAATCTTTAGTTTATCAGTATTAACATTTGATAATGACCATAGATGTAATTGTACATTATCACCAAATCTTTTTATTGCGTACTGTGAAGGTCTACCTGTTTGTCCTTTGTTAGGAACTTTTAAATATTCTTCAAACGATATACGAGTCATTTCTAAATCTGTATTATCTCTATTAATAACAACTTGCATTACGTCACTTACATGACTACCTAAACTTACTTGAGATGTACTTGCAGCAATACTCACAATAGTTGTATTTGTTGTCCATAAACAAACACCTCTATTCTGCCAGTCATTTAAAATAAGATTAATTGAACGTCTAGCACTTCTTGGTTCTTCACCAAGAGTTACTTCACCACCAATCATCTCAGTAGCTTCCTGTATAACGTCACCTATTTCTAAATTAAAGTCATAAGTGCCTGACGTATTATTTGTTGCCATTTATCTAACCTCTCGTTACTTTACCACCACCACGTAGTGCTTTACCCATACCTCTTAATTGTCCACCTTTTTTTGCAGTTCTAAGATTCATTCTTTCTTTTTCTGCAGCAAGTCTTGGATTATTTTTAGTAGTTTGAACCTTACCTGTTCTTTCCATTTCTTTTGCTCTTGCAGCTATTTGGTCTTGTAATTTAAATATCTTTTTTTGTCTTGGTTTTTTATATGAATCTAATAAAGTTTGATATTTATTTTTACTAATTAATTCGTCTTTTAAAAGATTTTTTAATCTATTTTCTTTTGAACTAATATCTGTTTTAAGTTTATCAAGTTTAGCATGAAGCTTTGTAGGATAAGTTAAATTTTTTCTACTCTTAGCTATTGACGAAAAACCTGATTCAACTAATTTTTTACCAAATCTTGCAACCATTATTAACCTCTTCTTGCAGCACCATAACCACGATAGCTACGATTAGATTTTTTACTATTAGATTTTTTTAACTTTTTAACTGAACCACCAGTTTTACCTGTTTGAATACCATAACCACCTTCAGCAATTATTTTCTTTTCAGGGTCAAATTTTTGACCTTTTTTAGCTAGTCCCATTAATTTCATAACTTGTGCTTTAGTATATCCTTCAACTTTAGGAAATCTTCCTGTTGCTCCAGATTCAGTTAGAAATTGTTTTCCTAGTTGACTTTCTCTATATGCAGTAACTCCACCTTGTGATGCCATTCTATCTAACATTCTTTCAAATTCAACTTTAGACATAACATCTTCACCTCTTTTTTTAGCTTCTTCTTTTGCTTTTCTACTTTTCTTTTTAGATTGTGAAGGATATTTAAATCTATCTGCTAATTTATCTTGAAGGTCTTTTCTAGTTCCTGATGGAAGTTTTTTTACTTTAACACCTCTTTTAATTGCGTCTTCAACAGATTCTTTTTTTAATAATCTTTTACCAATTTGCTTGGCTCCTTTAACTATTAATGACATTTTATCTACTCCTTTTTCCTTGTTTAAGTTTTTTTATACGTTTACGACCAGGTTTCATTATCTGTTGTGGTATTGAACTTCTACTAATAACCATTAATTACTTCCATCTACGACTGTATTATCTGCTCCTGCAGGACTTGCAGGTCTTGTCATATCGTCACGTCTAAATCTTCTGGCTCTGTTTCTTACAGTCTGTATTGAAGTTTGGTATCGTTGTTCAAACATAGGTACAATTTGAAAGTTCTTCATAAATATGTACGATTCTACCATACAGGCATTAAACAATGCGTCATAACAAAACTGTGTAAAATAATTATCAGGTGAAGCTGAAGTTAATGTTGTTGGTCTTGTTACATGTACGACTTCACCATTACTTGTTGATGAAGGTGTAGGTGCAATCATTATTGTTGTATTATCTTTATGGGCATAATACTTTGGTTCACCTGTTGAAGCTGACACTGACCAGTAATCTCTTAAATATTCATCAGTCTTTACTAGTATACTTGTCTTTGCTCCATTAATATCTACATTAAAATTCTTTACTATTCTTGTACCAGTTGGTAAGGTAACAATATTATTACCTTGTGATACTGCTACTGATGTATAGGTTACTAAACCATAATCATCTAATTCATCTGTTAATCTTTCTTCTGCTCTATTAACAATGTTAGGTATTTGGTCTAAGAACTCTTGAGCATCATTCTCAGTTGTATTTACTATCTCTGTTGTTAAAGTTGTAAAATTTGCCATCTAACATTTCCACCTTCTACGAGCTGCACAAATTCTTTTCTTTGGAGTTTTCTTACAGCTTATATTATGCATCTTAGCTTGTCCTGCTGAACGAGCACAAAATGATTTTCTTCTCTTTGCTCTTTTTCCTGTAGGTCTTGATTCTGTTACTGCAGTCTTTAATTTAGAACCTGGGTTTGCTCTACGATAAGCAGCAACACCCTTTTTTGTCATACCTGCACCTTTGCTAGTGGGTAAAAAATTACCTGACTTTACACTAGTCTTAATTCCCATGCCTTTAGATTTCTTTTTAGCTTTTCTAGCCATTCCATCTATCCAATATAAATTGTAGCATAGACACTTGGAGTTACACTTACTGTAACATCATCTTCACATCTAATACCTTCATCTGCTAAATAAGTATCAAGTGTACCATTTGCAGGTAATACAATTCTAACTCTTGAAGTAGTACCATTTTTAATTTCAAAAGCACCTACTACATCTTTAATATTAGCAACATTAAAACCTCTTATTCTTGTACCAAAAGAACGAACAGTAGACGTTGCTGCTGCTGTAGTAATTGCTGAATATTCTATTGCTGTTAAGTTTGTCATTTATAATTCCTTCTATATAAAGTATAAAGGGTCTCTAATGAGACCCCTTATATAATTTGGATTAGGCTCCTTGAGAACCATAAAATCCTCTCCAGTCAGAAACACCAAAAGAGTATCTCTCTCTTGCTTTAAATCTGACGTTACCAGTATCAAAATCTGGTTCCATTTTAGTTTGTAGAGGAACTCTAACAAACATTTTAGTACCATTAGGTACGTCAGTTTTAAGAAAGTAATCGTTGGAATTTGTAAACCTTCTGTTTACATAATAACCATCAGGAATTACTCCCATATTTCTGATTGCATTAATGTCGTTATTTGCAGACCCAACTTTACCTGGAGAAGCTAGAAGCCTATCAGCAGTAAATTTTAGGTCAGATGGGATATGTAAAGATACAGCTTGTGCACCAACTAAGATACCTCTGTCATCTTTAGTTCCATCAATTGCGATTAATGCAGTTTCCAAAGCTGCTTCAGCTAAATCTGCTGCAGCTAGTAGGTTACTTTGTGTGCCACCACCAACAACAGGGTGAGACGCAGAGAAGAATGCTTGACCATCTCCAATTGCAGTGTCACCAGCAGTAAAACCTTGGTTAAAGATTGTAGCTGCTTTTACTTGTTTTGTGTTAGCCATTGCTCTTGCTAGTGCACGAGAACGAACTTTAGCGAAAGTATCATATAGATTATCTTCCATTGCTTCTTCAGTAATTGAAAAAGCTAAAGCCACTGTTTCGTGGTTATATCTAGCTGTGAACGATTCTTGTGCATCATCAAAAGAAACAGCAGCACCTTCAGATTTTACTGGAGCTGTGCCGAACCCTGTGAATAACACTTCTTCTTCAAAAGACCTATCTGAGTTTTCAGTTTCAAATAGGGGTGTATGTTCGTCATTAACATCACCATACTCAACACCAAATACAGCATTAAGTCCTGGAAGAAGTTGTTTAGCAATACTTGCTCTATTTATAGCCATATTATTTCTCCTTCTATGTTATGCTGTTGCCTGACGTTTCATCCAATGTTGGACGATTTTGACTTCAAGTTTAGGGAATGCACCATCAGTACCTGATAAGGCATTGCCTGGTTCATCAATTACTGCTATAGGTCTTACAGCTTTAGTAGTTGTTGCTCTACTTGCAGCTTTAATACCAAAACCTGAATTACCAGTAATCGTGCTACCACTACCTAAAGTCACAGCAAAGTTTTGTGATTGAATATCACCTGCAGTAACTGACGCATCTGCTTGTATCATAAATGTAGCATAAGGGTCATCAACAACAAATCCTACTGGGTTACCAATAGCACTTGAAGTATTTGCAGGAAAGTGACGACTAAACGTAGGTTGTTTTGAAGTTGGGTCTGTATATTCACATCCCATAAAAACACCTACTGCATAGTCAGTTGTTGTTGCTACTGGTGTAATATTACCAGCAGAAATCGTTACGAGGTCTCCATGAAAGATATTAGAAGCTAGTCCATTAGCAATATTATACTGAGTTTGAGCAGTAGAATTGTAATTAGAACCAACTTTTCTTAAAGGGACCATTCCAAATAATGCTTTACTTGCACTCATTTGTTATCTCCTTCGTAAGTATTATTAATATATGTTACAAACTATCTTTGAAAACGAGGTTCACGACCTTTTGTAACAGTTGATTTACTTGAGTTAGTTATTGGCATACGAGAATCAGATTGAGCACGTAAAGTAGAATCTAATGAATCTTCTTGTTGTTGGTGCTTTTTTATATAATGCTCTTGCCTAGCTATCATTTTGTCTGTAGGCATTTTTGCTAATGCTACATCACCACTGGAAACGACTCCATTATATCTGCCACCTTCTTTAATAGCAGTTGTAGAACCTAGTTCAGGGACTTCATCAGGTGTAACAAATGTCCAACCTTCACGTTGTCTTTTACCAACATTTTTATAATCATCTTGTCCATTTAAATCTATTCTAATCCATCTTAATGACATACCTTGATTTGCAAATTTATCAGTTACAGATTGAGGTATATCTAATAGACCAGTATCTTCAAATGAATAATTTTCTTCTTTTGATGTTGCTTGTCTAGTTTCTTCATTACGTTTTATTTTATTAATAGCCATTTTTAACTCCTACGCATTTGTGTTGTTATTGTTGTATACTCTTCTCCAGTCTCTACTTTAGACTTTTCTTTCGCATACTTGTCTAGTGGTATATTCCATTTATTAGCTAATCTAACATCTTCTTGAGATAGTTTGATTTTCTTAGAAGCAGGAGTGCGAGATGTTCCTGCTACCACTTGGGAAGGACTTGACGTAGCCTTCTGACGAACTTGTTGAGTTTCCTGTTCAGATGTTTTTAACTTATTTGGAAATGCTTCTTTAAGTCTATTATCAACTTCTCCATAAAAGTCATCATCTGCAGGGTCAAAACCTTCTTCTTTTAACTGAGCATCTAAAGCTAATGCTGCAGCAGTCATCATTTTGTCTTGACCAAACCATTCATTCTTTTCTGCCCATGCAACTGCTTTAGGGTCGTATTGGGGTTGTTGAGGTTGAGATTGTTGAACAGGCTGTTGTTTAACTGCGTTCTGGTAATTCTCGTAATCTTTTTCAAAACTTACCTTATTTGATTTTACATTATTTAAATTAATCTGTGCTTCATTTAAAGCTTCTTGTGCTTTTAATAATTGATTCTTGTCATCTTTTTCAAAAGCATCTAAGTAGTTTTGTTTAGCAAGATTAAGTTGATTTTCTAAACTTTTTTCTTGAGACTCAATACTTGTCTTAGTTAAATCAAATTGATTACTTTGGTTTGTAGTAAGTCTTTTTTCTAGTTCTTGTTTATCAGCTAAAAGTCTGGCAACTTCTTCTTCCTTTTCTTTTCTTTGACGAACTAACTGACGTATTCTTTTTTGTGCTCTTTCAGACTCAATGTCTTTAGCTTCATCAGGTTGTTCCTCTGGTTGAGTATCTTCCTTCGTTTCAGTTTTAGTTTCAGCTACAGGTTTTTCTTCAACTACAGCTTCAACCTTTTCTTCTTTATCTTCAGAAGTTTTTTCAACCTCAAAGTCTACTTTATCTTCTTCTTTAGTTTCAGGTTGTGAAGTGTCAATGTCACTCCATTCTTCCTTTTTTTCTACTTCCATTTTATCTCCGTTGATGCGAACCAAACGATTACGCAAAGTTTAATGTTATATAATACTATATGTTATAATAACATACAAGTATCTATTTTTTATTTTTATATCTTACTCTCTGGTCTTTTTCAATACCTTCAAGTATCTTGGCTTGTTGAGCATGTAACTTAGTTGCTTTCTTCAAACCTTTTATTACTTTGTTTAATTTTGCAGTATAATGCATTTACTTATCC